ACATAAATTTTTATTATGGCAACGAGTTCCAGATCGCTACGGGCTATAGACCGTCTAAAAAAGGCTGCAAATTTAGAACCAACAAAGAAAGAAGTAGAACTATCTGATGGAACGGTCTTTGAGATGTGGATAACTCCGCTAACAATGGCAGAAAGAGAAAGAGCACAAAAAGGAGCCAAATCTGACGACGCAAACGAATTTGCCCTTCGTCTACTAATGACTAAGGCTCAAGATGAAAATGGTCAAAGACTTTTTACAATGGGTGAAATAGACGTACTAAAAAACGAAGTCAGAGACTCAGATCTACAGGCTTTAATGCTTGCAATTGTTTCCGAGGAGGAAGAGCCAATTGACCCAAAAGACTAAGTGAAGAGTTGCGAAGAGATAATTTAATGATGCTTCAATTTGGCATCGCTAAAGAGTTAGGAAAATCAATAACAGAGATTAGAAGTATGACACTAGAAGAAATTATTGCGTGGAGTGCGTACTTTCAAATTTTGAACGAAGACCAAGAAAAGGAGTTCAAAAAAGCTAAACGAGGCGTTTAGGATTAAACTAAGGCATCATTAGGTGGAATAACAGTGGCTTCGTATGACGCTCTAATAAATTTAAGGGTAAAAGGACTAGATAAGTTATCAAAGGTAGAAAAGGCTGTAAATAATATTAATGGCAAGGGCACTTCAGGAAATAAAAGTAGCTCTAGAAGGCGTTTAACGGAAGAAGAAAAGATAGTAAAGGAAAAGATAAAGGGACTTGTAGCAGAAAACAGAGCTATAAGAACTCAGACTCAACAAATCGGTTTAAAGAAAAAAGGTATTCGGTTTGATGAAACATCTAAACAATTGCAGGAAGCTATTAATAAAGCTAAAGGAGGCCAGCTTGACGAAGCAAATTTACTTATTCAAAAGGCTACAAAGGCTATAAATTTAGGTAAAAAGGAATTAGCACTAGAAAATAAGACAACTAAGGCAGTTGTTAACACAAATAGGGCTAAAAGTAAGGGAAATAGAATAACTAAAGCTGCTATTAGATCGGGTATATCTTCTTCAGTATTTGGTAGTGCAGCACAACCTGGTTCTCCTAAATTTATAGCTAGTAGAGCTGGCATGATGCAGGGACCAGCATTACCTCCTGTTATTCAGGGACCATCATCTCCCATTGGTGGGACAAGAAATATGTTTGGATCACCTGCACAAAGAGCATTTTCTGGTGGTCCAAGCTCTCCTATTCGTGGAACCAAATCTATGGCTGGTTCTCCAGCAGCCTTGTCAGCTTTAGCAGGTGGAAAGGGAGGTGCTTTACAGAGTGCTTTGATTAGTGGTGCGTTTCCTTTGTTATTCGGACAAGGGCCGTTAGGTGGTGCTGCTGGTTTTGCTGGTGGCTTTCTGGGAACCAAAATGGGTGGTCAAATGGGGGGATTTGCAGGGGGTCTTGTTGCTACTGCTGCTCTTCAATCTATTCAAAATGCTATTTCCGCAATAAACCAACTTGGTCAGACACTAAATCCATTTACTGCTGACATAGGAAAACTTTCACAAGCTTTAGGACTTGCTGGAACAGCAGAAGGGGCAAGGTTAAGGGCTATAGAAGCTTTATCTGGTAAGCAAGCTGCCCTAACAGAAGCTACAAGATTGATGAATCAACAGTTAGGTGTTGCAGGTACACAAGCATTAAAAATATTTGGCGAAAAAATGCAAGGTGTATCAAATGAATTTGCACTGGTAATGACTAGATTAGGAGCTGTGTTTGCTGACCTAATTACAGAGACAGGAATACTAGATTTCCTTCAGGGAATACTTAAATTTATCAATGGTATAGACGTTCAGAAATTGAAGGGCTTTACGCAAGTAATGATGGCTATGTCAGGAAAAATGGATGTTGTTCAGTTATTTAAGGGAGTAAAGAATATGACATCGAAAGGCAATTCAAATACAGACAAAGATCCAAATTTGGGTATTACTACTACTCTTGGTGCAACAGATTTGTTACTTGGAAAAGAAAAAGATAAACGTATAGATGAGTTAGCTATTTTAAAACAAACAATAAGCGGAGGTAAAGAGCTTGGTAATATAGAAAAAATGAGAGTTGATTTAAAGAATAAGTTAAAGCAATTTGGTCTGGAAATTAATAAGGAAGACGAAAAAAATTTAAATACTGCATTTAAACATTTAAACAATCAAGATAAATTAATAGATGGGTATAAAAGACAGCTTGCTTTGGCAAAACAGATAAAAAGTGTTTTAGCTGAAGGTATGTCAAGTGCTATTGAAGGTTTAATTACTGGAACAAAATCGTTAAGTGAATCCTTTAGTCAAATGCTACGGCAATTCGGAAGCCTACTTCTTAGAACAGGTATTTCAAATATGATGGGGGGTTTGAATTTTGGGGGTTTCTTTGGAAAAGGTATAGGAGGAAGTGCGGAGGGTAATTATTTAGCGAATGGTATTAGGCCGTTTGCTTCTGGTGGAATGGCTACACGACCCACACTGGGACTCGTAGGAGAAGCAGGAGAAGATGAGTACGTCATACCAGCATCTAAGATGGCTCAGTCAATGCAACGGTATTCTTCAGGAGCCAGGGGCCAATCAGTAATTCCTGGCACAGGTGCATCCTCAGCAGGAGGAGCTTCTGGTTCGTCAACAACAGTTAACTATTCTGGGCCTATATTGAACTTTAACTCTGAAGAATTTGTTCCTAAATCTGCTGTTGGTCAAATCATTAATAGTGCAGCATCTAAGGGTGCAGCAGCAGGAGAATCTAGAACAATGTCCACTCTTCGAAATAGCAGAGGAGCTAGATCGAGGTTAGGAATGTAATGTCAGTTGTTGCTTTAACTGCTTTCCTTACTGTTTATAAAACAGATGGTTCAGAACTTAAGTTCCAAAATGGAAAACATACGGCTGTTGCTGGTCATAATTATCTGTCTTTTCTTTATCAAGGAGCAGCAATGAATAGATCAGGAGACAATTTGGAGGCTTCTCTTGTTCTTGCTAATAACTTGTTAAGCATGAACCATGTGAAAGAATTTGTAGATAATAAATACTTAATAGAAGTAGAAACATTTTTAATGACAACAGATTTTAATAAAGATACGTCTGCTGCTAACGGAGGGAAAATAAGCGGTGAACTGTGGTTAGCTGCTGGAATGAGTTATGATTCTCAGTCGATTGAATTAACTTTATCTAGTGCTATTGATGCTGTTGGGGCAAACGCTCCGCAGCAAACTTTGACAAAAGCAAGGTGTTCTCATCTTCCTTTGACAGGTCAATTACAAAACCTTTGAAGCCTTACGAGTTAATAGGTTTTGAGTATCGTTTAGGGTCTGATCCTGTAAAGCATGGCACTGGAGATTGCTTATCTTTGGTTCGTACAGTATTGGGTCACTACGGTTTTACTGTTCCAAAAGGAGAGCGTGATTGGTATAGAAGATTAAAGAGAAAAGACTATAGTATCTTTTTTGAAGAATTAAATAGGTGGGGAGTTGAATC